ATATAAGGTATATGATGTATATATGAGATGAATGGTAAGTATATATAATTTGAATGATAGGAGAAAAAGTCATCGGCTACGTTGTGGGTCAATAAAAGTAAGGGGTATAGGTAACATATATAAAATGAATGGTATATATATAAAATTTATATGTCACGTGACTTGTTAGAAAGAGGTATATATTATTGAGAGAGAGAAAGAGAGAGAGAGTTACTAAGTTGTATTGAAATAGTATTTTATTGAAATAGTTAAACAACTTGATTGAATTAAGTAACTAAGTATCTAAGTAACAAAACAACCTAACACTTAGCTTTGTAACTAGTTACAGAAGCTATAAGGTAGTAAGTTATTTCTTTTCTGGATATAAAAATAGGAGATGATTAAATGACAAGTGATAAACAGAAGCTTATTGCATTAGCAGTATTTTCAGTTATTATGTTCTTTATTATTCTTGTTTTATATTAGTTCTTTATCCAGAAACAAACAATCACTTATAGAACAATTGGTAGTTCACAAGGTTTTGAACCTTGCTGTTCCTCGTTCGAACCGAGGTAAGTGAACCAAATATGGTGTCGTTAGCTCAGTAGGTAGAGCGTTCGGTTGTGATCCGAATCGTCACGGGTTCAAAACCCGTACTTCACCCCAAATATACTAGTATGGTGAAATAGGTATACACGCTAGGTTTAGAACCTAGTTCCTTTTGATAGGATTGAGAGTTCAAGTCTCTCTACTAGTACCAAGTTATTCATATTTAAAGTTGCACAATTGGTGCTCAGTTTATAGCGACAGATAAGCTAACCGAAAGACACTGTCGTGAACCACCTAAAGGATTCATAATTTTCTCCTTAAAATACATGAAAGTCATTCAGGAATTGGACTCAAACTAATTCCTATTTTATTGTCAAAAAATAAGGAGGAACTAAGATGAGTATTGAAGTTACTAAATTTAAGATGCAGATAAAAGGTAAAATGTATGATGCTATAAATGTTTACATCGGGAGTGATAATAAGACTCTTGTAAGTTTTGATGGAGCACTTTTAGAATTAGACAGTTTAGATAGAGAAGAAGTTATTTATCCAGAGAGAAAAGAAGTTTGGATAGACTAGGAGGGAAGTTATGTTTGATAAGTTAGTGGACTTTATATATAAACATGAGAAGCAAAAATTAGTTGACATAATAAGAGGTTCTTGTCCTAGTGATATTGGACTTGAAGACAATGGAGACTGTCCATTTAAAGACGGATATCTTAGGTGCGAAAAGTGCTGGGAGAAATCTTTATCTGATAGTAAATACACTGATTTTGTTAAATTTTAAAGGAGGGGAAATATATTGTTTTTAGAAACGTTTATAGATGATAATGAGAAGAAAGTTATGAATATTGAGTTAGATAGTTTTGATGTTGAAGATGATTTTTCTGGAGCTATACTTTGCATTAGTGCATCGTTACCAGATATAGTTCATGTTATAATTGGCGAAGAGTACACATATACTGGTCAAGAAATTGAGATAGATTATGTAGCAGAAGCTATTGGATATGTTGTATCTGAGAGTACGAAGACATTCGCAGAACTGTTGAAGGAGTAGACCTATGATTATAGATTATAAGTTAAACTCAAAAACATTGCCTAGTGAAAGAATGGTTTGGCTAATGGCAAGAAGAGCAGAGGAAGATGGAGTTAAGATGAGTATGCCTATAATGAAAGGTTTAGGTAATGGAGAGTTAAAGTATGTTGATGGAGTGTTTTATAAGTTTTGTAGAACCTGTGTTGATTACCTCACATTAGATCATTTTTATGGAAACAAGAGATATGTTATGGGTGTTGGATATACGTGCAAACGTTGTGTTGCGACTAAGAGAAGAATAAAGAAATACGGTTTACCTTTTTTAGTTAGTGATGTAGGTATGGTTGTAGACCCTCCTTATAATGTAACTGTAACTTTGCAAGAAGAAACAAAAAAACTGTTAAAAAGGAAGTTGATGACTGATGAGTGTGATTAATAAAAAGATAGTTGACTTCGCTATAGACTTGGATAATAAGCTCCATGAAACATATTGTAGAGAGTATGTTAGATTAGATTTAGAAGATCATGTTGTTAATAAGAAAGCTAGAAGGGTAAAAGCTTATAGATTTTCTTTTCCAGAAACTTATAATGATCCAGATGGCACTATAAACTCAAGAGCTTGTACATTGCTTAGAGGTAAGAATGTGTCTTCTAGAATAAAGTATCTGTATGAACAGGATGGTTCTTCTGTTGAAAATGAGTTTAACTGGACTAGAAGTAAGTCTGAGGATGTTTTATTAAGTATGATTTATAATGAAGAATCTAAAGATGCTGATAGGTTAAAAGCTGTTAACCAACTTAATACAATGAGAGGAATTGATTCTGTTATAGTGAAGAAAGAAGATGGAGAGATTGACACAGTTAGTAAGTTCTTTAGGAATCTTGGTATCGGTGGTAACAGTGAAGAAAAGACAAAATAAAGGCGGTGATAGATGTGCATAATAAAGGTGGAGCGTTCTTAGAAGTATGTTCCGAAAGATATTATAACGATCCTATCCTGTTTGCAAAAGAAGTTATTAATATGACTCCTACTAATCAACAAGCTTCAGCCTTAGACGCTTTAGCTAATGGTAAGAAAAAGGTAGCAGTAAAAAGTGGTCATGGAGTTGGGAAAAGTTGTCTCACCTCTATTGCTATTCTGTGGTTCTTATGTACTAGACCTATGGCGAGAGTCATAGTTACTGCTCCTTCGTCTAATCAGTTATATAATACAATGATGAGTGAAGTTAAGTTGTGGTATAATAGGTCAGTACTTAGTGAGTTAGATTTATTTAGATTCACTAAAGACAGAGTTAGAATAAACCATGAAGACTATTGTAACAACTGGTTCTTATCAGCTGTGTCAGTAGCAAATCCAGAGAACATATCTGGAACTCATGCGGAACACGTTCTTGCTGTTGTAGACGAGGGTGCAGGAGTAGATACCGATATCTTTGTTAGACTAGAAGGAGTACTTACTACCGCTGGAAGTTACTTAATTACTTGCGGAAACCCTTCATTTACTAGTGGATACTTTTATGACATATTCCATAATCCAGACTATGCTAAGCAGTATGACTTGTTTACATTTAACTGTGAGCAATCAGACAACGTTGATGTAGATTGGATAGAGTATATGAAAGACAAATACGGTGAAGATAGTAATATCTATAAAGTAAGAGTTTTAGGTGAATTTGCACCAATGAATGAAGACGTTATAATAAGAAGAGAAGATGTTAATAGGTCAATAGGTAGAGAGATAATGCAAAGATCAACAAGCACTACTTTTATAGGAGTAGATGTATCTTCTGGAGAAGGAAATGACTTCACTTGCATAAGTGTTAGACAAGGACTTAAGGAGATTCATAGAGAGAAGATCAAGATGAAACTAAGAGATGTTAAGAATCATTTAATTATAATGGCTTCTAGATATGCCTGTACCAGTTCTACTATAGTAATGAATGTAGACACTACTGGATTAGGTATACAACTCGGTCAAGACTTAGGAGATCACTTCTATTATAAAGAAAATGTAGAGGTTAATGAAATCAACTTCTCATTTAAAGCAAAGAGAAATAAAGAGTATGGAAATTCATTTACTGAAATGTTCTTTTGGTTGAAAGATCAGATAGATAAGATATCTTTACTTAAACAACCAGATTCAACTCTAGAAGAGGATTTAGGTTCTCGTAGATTTGGATACGATCACTCTGGACGTTACATTGCAGAGAAGAAAAAGGAATTTATTAAGAGATTCGGAAGATCTCCAGACGAAGGAGATGCTGTATTGCTTGCGTTTTACGACATTACAGGATACGGAGCATTAGAAGAGAGATATATAGATAAGGAGGAATGGTAATGGCTAATTTTAACTTGGCGAATATTAGAAACAGTAAAAACGAAGAGAATATCATAAACGGTTTACCTTATATAGATGTTGCTAGGGGCTATTACCACTCAAATATGTACGCTGATAGCTTAGGTGTTATACCAGATCTATTTGATGAGGCAATACCAGTATTTAACGCAGTGCCAAAGGTTGTTAATATAGCATCGGCATTAGCTATTGGTGGAGATATAGAACCTGCTTATGAAGATAGTGAATACGTACAGAATATAGTAGATAAAATGGCTATTAATCAAGAGAAGATATTTATGACTAGAGATTTAATTCTAGGGAAGTCCATATTGGTAGAGATTCAATCTACAGATGACGAGAGTGAAGATAGTGAGTTTAATCAAGCATTTGTGGACTCAGAGTTCCCATATACTCTTTCGTATTATCCATCTGATGAATATGAAATAATCAGTGAAGGTAATAGGATACTATATGCTAAGATAGCTGGTATTAAGCTCCAACTAAACGAAGATGGTGATGAATATGAGGAAGTCAAAGTTGATAAGGTATACATTAGAAAAGAAGATGGAAGTGCCATAAGCTATGTTCTTGAGGGCGAAGAAAAGACTGATGAAATAGAATATGAAGGTGGTGTTTTACCATTGGTAGAAATTTCTACGACATATGATATGAAACAGTTATTCTACTCAGTAGACAGACATAACGAGTTTGAATCATTTATAAGAAATATCTTATATTTAGCAGGAGAACCTATTCTTGCAGGTGTTGGACTAGATAGGATAACAACTCAAACAGCTGATACTATAAATAGTGACAGATATAAGAAGTTAAAGTCCTTATTTACAAAGTCTGACCAAGCTAAGATCCAAATGTTAGAAATTCAAGGGTCATCTGCAAAGATAATGATAGACAAGCAACAAGCTATTGTTAATGCAATAGTTAAAGACTATCCAGAGTATTCTATATCGGAAGTTTTAGCTGGAAGTAATGTTTCAGAAGAGACTACTAGAATAAGACTTACTGAGATTCTTTCAAGAGTTTCTGAGGTTAGAAGGAATATGGAGATTGGTATTAATAGGGTAATATCTATTGTATCTTTCTTAGATGGTAAAGAAATGGATAAGAAGTATGTTACATTTGGCAATATGTTAGATGTTAATATAAAAGA